CCAGTATAAGCATCCATCCGCAGTCAATACTCTGGAAAACTCACGGAACAGTCGACGGTAGAACGGCACGCAGATGGCGAGGTCGGATAAGGCAGCCTTTTCTTTTGCCGTATGGGTCATTCCCGTAAAGTACGGCGGGTCGCACACTATGGTTTTAATGCTATGGTCGGCCACCTTCCGGATGTTCTCCAAAGCATCACCATGCATGACAGTGTTTAAAATTTCTTCGTTCATATCGATTTTTTTAATTAAATTGTTTGTATATCAAATATTATTCGTATATTTGCAGCGTAAGGTTTCTGCGGCTTTCCATTAGTCAGCGCGATAAGCGCTGATTCGGACGGTTCAGAAACCTTATTTTTTAAACATCTCCATTGTATACGCGTGCAATCCGGCAGTCATTGCCGCCTTTAGTTGAATCTTATAATTTTTATATTCCGCCAAATATACTTTAAAATCGAAGAGGTGGTGTCTTCCCGGCTCTATTACGCCATTATGCGTTGCGCTTCCGATCCATTCTTCTACATGCTTTAAAGCTTCAACGATTTCTATAAGGTTCTTACTTTTCTTATTATTAGAATACGTTTCGGTAAAGAACTTTTTCCCGATAATAAGTTCGTCTCCATTCTTCAAGGTCTTAGTCATGCGATAGGCTATAGCGCCATCAGGCATTCTTACGGCTGGAAGATTTTCATTAGCCCATTTTTCCATATCTTTTCTAACCTTATAACGTTGCGAACCGCTTAATTTGGCTACCGTTTCCCCCTTCTTCTCTGGGCTCTGTTTTACGCTACGACTTATACAGCCGTTAGTATACGGACAGTTATAGCAGTTCTTCACGCGGTTGGTAAACCCTTCCTTGCTTCCTTTATAGAAGTCGCAAGACGCACAGTTCGCGGGGAAATACGGATGACTATCCGAGAACGCCTTAGCATCGGTGCCAGGATTATTCTCCAACCCATTCTGCGGCCCGTCAGATGGTGTGGCGTCAGGAATCTGAGTAATCGGTTCATCGGTAGACGAGAGCGAGCACTTGCAGTTCCATCTATCGCCAGGGCGGTGGCTACTCCAGAACGGGTCGTTGATGGGGCGCACTGTGCCCCAGAAAACACGATGGTCCGCTCCGGGGTGTGCACTGGTGCTCGGCATCCACTTCAAGTTGGGCAGCACGTCCCTCTCCCGCTCAAACTGTTGCCAGTCCGCCGCCTGATGGGCGCGAATCACCGCCGTATCATACTCCGTCTGCAGCCACTTACCCACCTGATGGCTGGCTATCGTTTGAGCATCGTTCGACCACTGTTCAAACGTCTTTAGTTTGCCGTTTGAATCAAGCAGCATGGCCGCCATGTCGTTCTGCATACGGTGCACCTTGAAGGCCGCGAACACATCCGTATTATGCTGCAGCTGCTCATAGAACACCTCGTCGGCGTCCGGCATGTTCTGCTCGTCGTAGCCCTTGGCCACCGCCTCACGCAGCACTGAGCGTACCTGTTCCCACATCGAGGCGTCAATCTCCTGCTTCGGGTCAAACTTCCCGTCGTACAGGCGGTGTAGGAAGTTCATGAGCAGTTGTTCGGAAAAGCCGAATGAGTAGCTCACCTCCTCCGCCTTGGCCTGCAGCGGCGTGATGCCGTCGCCCATGTAGTCGATATCGTCCAGGTCCGGCATCTCGGGGATGCCGTAGAGTTCATTCATCACCATTCTAAAGCCCCGTCTCCGTCCTGCGGGGCGACTGCGAAAAAAGGCTGCGCGCGGTTCTGCGGGTTCGTGCCCGGTTGGTGTATCATCAGCGGGCTGGCGGCAGTCCGTTCCTGCAGTTCCTTCTTCAGTCGCTCATACTCCTCCGGCTTGTCGATGCTCAGTTCCTCGTAGAGGTAGTCGTCGTCCATCGGCAGTTGGAAGACCGTCAACGCCTTCTCGAGGATGTTGACGCGGGAAGTCGTCTCGTTCGTATTCTTTGGCTTGGCGATGGTGAACTTTCCGCCGCGGGTATGGATTCCCAGCGACTCAAAGATATCCGTCATTTCGTAGTTGAGCACGTTGAGCACGAAGCGGAGGTCCTTCAGGAACAAAGCTTCCTCCACCTTGCTGTGGACGGTTCCCAGCGCTTGCGTGCCTGTCTCGCTGGCTTCGGTGGTCAGTGTGTTGCCCAGCACCGCCTTGCTGATTTCTGCGTTACAGCGGTCCACAAGGCCGGAATAGAGGTCGTTGCTGCCCGTCTTGTTGCCCGACTCGATGAACTCCAGGTTCGTGCCCTGAGGACAGAGGAACACGCTGCCACCGCCCTGCGCTTCGGCATCGGCCATCGTGGCAGCACGTGCCTCGGCATCGGCAGCGTCGTAGGTGTACTTGCGCACCGGCATCCCGAAGAGTTCGGAGAACTGTGCCCAGTCGCCCATCGAACCACGCTTGTAGATGACGAGGGGCGTCGTGCGGGCCAGGATACCCAGCGGATCCTTGCTGCGAATCATCAGCAGGCCGTCGTACTCCTCGAAGCCCGTGCCCACAATGTCTTCCTGACGGTGCTTGATAAGGTTGCGCACGGGGTCGACGTGCTTGCGCGGCACCATGTAGTAGTTGACCCATCCGTTCTTGTCGAGGTAGAACTGCACCAGGGTGAAGCCCCAGAAGATGGAGTCGAGGACATCGTCGATGAACCCGAGGAACCAAGGGCCGTCAATCTGCTCCTTGATAGTCTCGTCCTCCTGCCCGTCGCGCACGAAGGTGAACGGCAGGTTCAGCACGCCCGCCTTGCGGTGCTCAATGGAGCCTGACAGATGGGCGTCAATAAGGGTGTCGGTGTAGATGTCGTAGAGGCGGGAGCGGCGTGTGAAGTCCACGTCCTCCGCGCTGTGGACGGCCTGCATGAAGTCCTGCAGGTCGATGTTGAACCGTCGCGCAGCGGTGAGGACAACGGTGCTGTCGGGGCGGAAGTTGCCGCCTTCGGTAATGCGTCTCCCGTCCTTGCGCGAAGTGCGGTTGAAGAGCGCAGGTATAATATTGGTCAGTTTCATGTCCGTATGGTTTTAAAGATGGTTATGCCGTTTGGGGTTACTTTGCATCAGCCATGGCGACTGCTGCTTCTGGTTGTCGAGGGCGGGTGCGCCGTCCACGCTGATTTGTCGTTTGGCCACTTGCTTAAGCCACTCCACAGCCCGCTCGTAGCGGTCCACCCTCACCTGCGATATCTTCTGTGGGTTGTGGATGGAGAAGAGATGGTAGACGGTGATGTCGATGGCCATCATCAGCACCAGCGGATGGCGGTCGTCGCCCTCGGCGGAGAAGATGGCGTCCACGTCGTAGCGTTCGCTCAGGTAGCTGCGCATCTCGGCGATGGCGCGGTCCTCGCAAATCTCCACGATGCTCTCGTCGCTGCGCGTCAGGCGGTCCAGTATCTCGGCATGGATGCTGGCGTCGTAGTCTTCCGGTTTGATAAACTTGCTCATAATCGTTTGTTATTGCGGTTCCGGTTAGGGCGAAGCGTCACCACCGGTTCCAGTTGTTGTACTTTCCGTTTCAGTATTCTCAGTCCGCCCTCCACGCAGTCCGGTCCGTCGGCCGGGAACTTCAGGCGCAGCGTGAACAGCCGGAACTGGTCATCGAGGCGTTTCATGTGCGGGTCGTCGCGCTCCGCCTCGTTCAGTATCAGGTTTCCCTCGCGGTTGAGGGGCTCCAGGTTCGCCTCGATACGGGTGGCCTTGTCGGTCTTCCGTTCCTCATCCGGCGCGATGAAGAGCTGCACGCCCCGTTCCTTCCTGGCCTTGGCCACCAGCGGTTTGAAGACCTGCTGGAAGAAGGGATCCTGGAGCTTGTTGTTCTCCATGTAGCAGTAGACCGTTGTCCGTCCGGCCACGTACTCCAGCAACTGCACGTACCAGTCGATGAAGTCGGCGTTCAGTCCTCTGTCAAGTCGGGCCTTGATGATATAGAGTTTCGTTCCCATCATGCCCATGAGCATGCAGCTCTTGGTGGAGGAGTTCTTGGTGCGGTTCTCGCCCGGCGCAGGGTCGCCGTAGATGACCAGGAAACGGAACTTCGAGAGCGCCGGCACCTTGCCGTAGGTCAGCTCGCGGAATACCTCGCCCTCAGTGACGGGGTTATTGAAGTACTCGGTCTGCTGTGAGGCCGTGCTGATCTTTGCCAGCATCTCGTCGATCTTTGCCTCGGAGTTCTTTTCGGGCCACGTGCTCATGCCGTTCTTGTCGCGGATGTTCACCACGTCCCAATGGCTGGCCATGTGTCCGGCGCGCACCACGCAGCAGTCGCGGGCGATGATGTTGCCGCAGAAGATGGTGAGCAGCGGGATGGCCGGGTCGCGTGTCGGGTAGAGTGCCTTTTCCCACCACTCCCATCGCTTCTGCACGGTGTCGGGGTTGCGCACCTCCGCATCGTCGTCGAAGTCGTCCACCAGGATGACGTCCGGACGGATGGCGCCGTTTCGACTGCCTCGCGGCGCATTGCCCGCGCCCACCGCACGGAAGGCACACCCGCACTTGGCCACGAACTCATCCTCCGCCCAACTGCCCGGCGAGACCTGCGTGCCGTAGTACGCACGTATCAGCGCGTTCTCCTCGAAGGCCTTCTTGTAAGGTTCCAGCAGGCGGATGGCACTGTCCTGCGTAGCGCTGGCCAGAATCACGTTCTTCTTGCGCCCCGTCAGAGCCAGGAACATCACGACGAACATCACCGTGGTACTCTTGGCCAGGCTTCGCGCCCAGCTGAGCACCTCAAACCATTCGGCGTTCTGCGTGCACCGGCGGATGGCGCTGCGGTGGAAGGGTGCGAACTCGTACATCACAAATTCCGGGAAGAAGAACTTGATCCATTCAACCGTATCCTTCTCCAGGCGGTCGCGCTCCCTGATAATCTCGGCCTGCGACACATTCACCTGGGCGCTGACCCGAAGGCCCCGCTCCAGGAATACCTCCCACTCCTTCAGGAGGTCCTTGTCACGTTGCGTCATCTTCATAAGCTATCCTTAATAAATGCATCCCACAATTTCAGAAACTCCTTGCTGCGGTCCACATCGAACGAGCGGAGCCACGTGATGAACTTCATGCCCACGCTGATGGTCTCGCCCACGCCCACGTCGGTCTCCAGTTTCTTGATGGCCGAGCTGAGCTTGTTGATGGTGTCCGCCTCTGCCGGTGTAGCATACCGTTTGTCCGCCTCGCGCCCCTCGATGGCCCGGTTGATTTCCTTGATCTGACGGTGGAGGTTGGATATCTGCTGCTCGCGGGTCAGCGTGATGCCCACCTTGCGCTCCTCCCACTTCTCGTCCTTGGCCCAACGGGAGACAGTCTGCCGGGAGACGCCCACCTTGTCGGCAATCTCCTGCTGGGTGAGGTTCTCCTTAATAAAGAGCGTGCCCGCCCATTCCTTCTTCTGCTGTAATGTCAATTCTTTCATGTCATTCTGCTTTGTTTTGAGCAAAGTTCCGAACGAAGATTGGATTTTGAAAGAAACAGCGCATCCGTTGCAAACAAATGCGCATACGTTGCACAGATGTATGGAATGGTTACACACTTTTTTGCACGGACCGCCAAACTGCGCTAACTTCGCCGAAAAAGAATGAAACGGCATGAATGTTTTTAAATCCATACTTAACGAAGACACCGCCTGTCTGCTGCTCTATGGCGAGGTGAGTGATGAGGGTGGCGACGGGAAAATCTCGAGCCGCGAGTTTGTGAGTGAGCTGTCCTACCTGGACAATGCTTACTCCCACATAGAGATACATATCAACTCGGTGGGCGGAGAGGTCTATCCCGGCATTGCCATCTTCAACGCTATCCGTAGCTGCAAGAGCGACGTCACCCTCTACGTGGACGGTATCGCGGCCAGCATCGCCGGCGTGATTACGCTCTGCGGACGCAAGGTGAAGATGAGCCAGTACGCCCGCATGATGCTGCACAGCGTGAGCTGCGGTTGCTTCGGCAACAAGAACGACCTGCGCGACGCCATCCAGACCATCGAGGGGCTGGAGGACACCATCTCCAAGATAGTGAGCAAGCGGTGCGGAATCACTCCGGAGGAGGTGAAGGATACTTACTTCGACGGCAAGGACCATTGGATTACCGCCGAGGAGGCCAAGAAGGCCGGGCTGGTGGACGAGATTTACGACGTGGACGAGGACGTCCCCGCGGAGAGCACTTTCACCGACATCTATCGCATATTTATTAACCGACTGGAGCGCAAGCGCCTTCAGTCACAACCCAATAATGATATGAAGTTAGAAGATTTAAAGAAAATCCCTCGCTTCGCCAACTGCGCCGACGAACAGGCTGCGCTGGCGGAAGTTCAGGAGGTGGCAGCGCGCGCTGAGAGAGCCGACACACTCGAAGCGGACAACGAGGTGCTGAGAAAGCGTGTCGAGCAGGTTGAGAACGAGCGTATCGAGGAAGCGGTGGAGAGCGCCGTGGCCGACGGACGCATCAACGCCACGCAGAAGGACACTTACAAGAACCTTCTGAAGGCGGACTACAAGAATGGCTTGGACGCTATCAAGGCTTTGCGTCCGAAGCGTTTGGTGAAGGATGAACTGGGTGGCGGAAAGCCCGGTGAGGAAGAGTCCGCCTGGCTGCGACGCCAGCACGAGATTCAGACTCGCTACAAGAACAGAAAGGGCTGAGCCATGAGACCGCTCCCTCCGAGAGGTGTGCGCATCGGCAGTTCGGTGGCCACCGGCAAGAATACTGGAGCCCAGATCAGAGGGCGTCAAACCGTGAAAATGTGAAATATCAAACTCTAAAACATATATTTGGCAATGGCTTTAATAGTAAACAACTCCAACTACAGCGGTGAGGTACTCGAGCAGCTCCTTACCGTGGCAGCTACCGGCAACGAAATCGTGTCCAAGGGACTGATTACCGTCATTCCGGGCATCAACAAGGCAGTGTCCATCCCTCGTATCAAGACGAGCAAGATGCTGCGCAAGCGTGAAAAGAACCCCCTGGTGACCGACAGCAAAGGAAACTACGACTACAGTGAGAAAAAGCTGGAGCCGCACGACATGATGGCGTTCACCGTGTTCGACCCGTCCGCCTTCGAGAGCATCTGGCGTCAGTACCAGCCGAAGGGTCAGATGGTATTCAGAGAACTCCCGATTGCGGTCCAGAACACGTTGCTCGACGCGCTCTCCAAGCAGGTGACCTTCGAACTGGGCGACCTCTACGTGAACGGTGTGTACGGCGAAGGCGAGGGCGAACTGATGAACGGTATCCTTACCCAGGCGGCTAAGGACGACGACGTCATCAAGGTGACGACTATCGAGACCACCATGCTGGGCAAGCTGAAGGCTGTCCGCAAGTCCATCCCTACCGCATTGCGCGGCAACCCTGCCCTGCGCATCATCATGTCGGTGAACGACTTCGACAAGTATGATGACGAACTGACCGAACGCGAAAGCAAGAACACATCCGAAACGGACGTGAACGCTATGCGCTACAAGGGTATCCCTATCGAGACCATCGCTTCATGGCCTGACGGCGTGATTGTGGCTACGCTCTGCTCTCCCAATCCTTCTTCGTCCAACATGTTCGCAGCGGTGAACCTGAGCGACGACGAGGACGTGATTCAGATCGACAAGTTGAGCCCGGCTTCGGAGCTCTACTTCTTCAAGATGCTGATGAAGGCCGACACGAATATCGCTTTCGGCGAGGAATTCGTGATGCTGGATAGCCGTACTTCAGGTGCATCTGTAACGCAAGAAGGCGACGCTGACTGATGACTGCCTATAACTCTCGCGGACTAAGGAATTGCAACCCCGGTAACATCCGCCGGTCGAAAGACAAGTGGACGGGGTTGCGCCTCCGCCAGACTGACCCGCAGTTCTTTCAGTTCGAGAACATGGCCTATGGGTACAGGGCGATGATGGTTATCCTGCGGAACTACCAACGCAAGTACGGACTCCACACGGTATCCGACATCATCCGCCGATGGGCACCTCCCTCCGAGAACAACACGAACGCCTATATCTGTGCGGTGTGCCGCGAACTTCAGATTCCCGTCACCTACGAACTGGAACTGGATTTGGAGAACAAGCGCACACTGACAGCCTTGGCTGCCGCCATCTCGAAGCAGGAGAACGGGAAGCCGGCCGTCATGGCCGATGTGGAAGCGGGGTATGACTTGATGTAGCACCATAAAAGAAAGGAGAGCTTATGACCTGGGACTGGATACTTCAGGCGCTGGAGCTTTTGTTCGGGCCCGGGTTCGTAGCCGTCTTTTGGGTATGGATCAAGAATCGGGACAACAGGAAAGCCGCTTCGGCGAAAGAACGGGAAGACGTCTACAAGACCATGTATGACGCCTTACACGACACTTTAATTGAATTGCAAAATGAAAATATCAAACTTCACAAGGCAGTGCTGGAACTCAACCGCACAATCCAAAAAGCTACGGCTTGCCCTCATTTTGCTGTTTGCCCTCTGCGCAGTGAGTTGCAGAACAGTCCGGGAGTCGTCGACCTCGGCAGCGCAGCAGACAAGCCAAGGCGACAGCCTAAGCGCAAGAAGGCTGTTGCTATGGTCCGAGGGGATCCCTCAGAGCAAAGTGACGCTGACTATTCCGAACGATAGCCTGTCGCGCCTGCCCAAGGGGGCTTGCTTCCAAGGGCAGGAAGGCCGGGCCAAGGTAAAGGTAAGCCGGAACGACGACAACGATATCGTGGTGGAATCGACGTGCGACAGCCTCGAGCGGCGTTGCGTCTACTTGGAGGACGAGCTGGTGAGGATTCGCAATGCGCTGCAACGCCAGGAGGACCAATCGTCCTCCGCGACGGCGGCGCCTACACCCTGGCAACAGTTCTGGATTCACGTAGGACAGGTGCTGGCCGGTGCCGTACTCGCACTCCTTGTTATATTTCTATTAAAACGACATTTTAAAAGTATTTGAATATGCGTAATAACATTACCTTCCGATGTATGCTCGTCATCATGACGCTCATGCTTGGCTCGGTTTGGAATGCCTCGGCGGCCGAGCAGCCAGTGATGGCCAACCCACTTGAGGACTTGATAACTGATTTTGGCTGTCAGCCTTCAATGGACCAGGCAACCGTATCTCCCTCCATCCCGTTTGTCGCTCTGGCTGAAAACCTCGACCAGGTGTGCGCACAGGGTCTCTTCACAATGAAGAGAAAGATTGATCCGCCACACAGTGTCCGGATGATGAATGTAAGAACCCAGAGTCGCAAACCATTCATTCTGACGGCGGGCAAGCGAAGATGCCGACCGACCGGCTACAGATACCGACCACGACTTTGCTGCGATTAGAATGATTTTATAACAACATTAAAATAGAATTTGAATATGAATAGTGTACTCGATGGAACCAACCTTATCCTCTCAGTGGGAGAGAATGCGTTGGGATTTAGCACCGGTTGTAAGGTGAGCACCACAACCGAAACGGGCGAGCGCGTCACCAAAGAGGCGGCTTCCGGCAAGTGGAAGGATAAGTACGTGAAGTCATTCTCGGAAACCATCTCGGCCGACGGCTGCGTACTCACCGACGGTACGAGCGAAACGCCCACTTACGACCAGTTGAAGGAAATGCAGTTGAAGGGCGAACCTATCACCGCCACTTACTCGCTCCGCGACGGCGACAAGCGTACGGGCAAAACTACCGGCGGTTACAAAGGCTCCTACATCATCACTTCGCTCGAGTTGGACGCTCAGGCAGGCGACGATGCCAAGTACAGCATCCAGCTGGAGAATACCGGCAAGGTGGAGAAAGTGGGTAATGGCCTGACGGATATCACTGAAGGCGATTAATGTAGAACCGTCTAAAACGATTTGAATTATGGCTAAAGGAACAATTACTGTTCAAGGAAAGCAATATCCTTGCTACCTGACCAACGGCGCCATGCTGCGCTACAAGAGACACACCGGAGAGGACGTGAGCAAGATGTCGACAAGCGACACCGCCAATATGATTGAATTCATGTACCACTGCACGGCCAGTGCTTGCCGTGCGGAGAACGTGGACTTCGACATGGATCTCGACACCTTTGCAGACTATACCACGCCGGCAGACCTTCAGGCCTTTGCTGAATCACTTCAGAATGATTCAAAAAAAAAGTAGAGGAGGAAGAGGATAAGATAGAAAGTGATATTGAAACGCTGTTAGGAATTGCGATGGGGTGTATGGGGATGAGTATGGATGACTTTTGCCGATGCACCCCATCCGAATTCTATGAGGCGTGGAAATGTCATCAACAGCAGGAGGTAAGAAAGGAACGCAGCGCATGGGAACGCTATCGCTGGCTGGCTACCTGCATGGTGCAACCTTATTCCAAGAAGGCGCTCGGCGTAAAGGACATCGCCGTGTTCCCGTGGGAAAAAGAAGAGCCGACAAGGCAGGACGCCAAGCCGGCTATGAGCATGGAGGAAATCAAGGAAAGGTACAAGAGCGCTTTGAAGGAGTACGGATTCAAATAGACCACTTGTATTTCCCTTCTTGTTTCACTCTCCCGGACGATGGTGTTCTATATAACCAATGATAGCCCAGGCAAAGACTATCCAAAAGATTATGACACCATAGCAAAATGCCTTTAAGGCAAGTGGATGATGTAAAAAGAACTCTGTCATACGCTATTCATTTTTGGCAAAGTTAGTGATTTAAATCAAAAAAGCAATGGATAATTCAGTAAAATTTAAAATAGAACTTGAAACCAACGGGGAGAAGGTACTATCAAATCTCCAGGTTGACATGAATGACTTCAAGGAGTCTATTCGTCTTGCTACTGCTGAGACCAAAAATCTTAGTGGTAACTTTGCAAAACTGGCTGAGATGTCCGTTGTCCTCACCTCTGCAGTATCGATCATAAATAGCATGAATCAGGCCGTTGGGTCTGTTGCCGACAGTTTTGACCGCTTCGATACTTCGATGCGTGCCGTGAATACGATGGCCGGAAAGGACCAGGCAGGATTTAAAGCACTGACCAACCAGGTAGAAGAACTCTCTAAGCATATTCCGTTAGCTAAAGACGCATTGGCCAATGGCCTGTATCAAGTTATCTCCAACGGAGTGCCGGAGAACAACTGGATAGAGTTCCTGGAGCAGAGCGCGCGTGCCTCGGTGGGCGGTATCGCCGACTTGGGCGAAACGGTCACGGTCACTTCCACCATCATCAAGAACTACGGACTGGAATGGAGTGCTGCCGGAGATATCCAGGATAAGATTCAGATGACCGCCAAGAACGGTGTGACTTCCTTCGAACAACTGGCGCAGGCATTGCCTCGCGTCACAGGATCAGCCGCCACGCTCGGCGTGACAATCGACGAATTGTTTGCGTCCTTTGCCACACTGACCGGCGTAACGGGTAATACTGCGGAAGTCTCCACTCAGTTGGCGGCCATCTTCACCGCTCTCGTAAAGCCGAGCAGCGAAGCCACCACCATGGCCCAGCAGATGGGCATCCAGTTCGACGCAGCAGCCATCAAAGCGGCGGGAGGTATGCGTAACTTCCTCCAGCAACTGGATAAAGATATCAAGAGCTATGCATCCGCCCACGGACAGTTGGACCAGGAAATATATGGCAAACTGTTCGGATCCGCCGAATCCCTGCGTGCGCTCACGTCATTAACGGGCGAACTGAGCGATAAGTTTGGCGAGAATGTAGAGGCCATGTCGGGAAGCGCCGGGACCATCTCTGCGGCTTACGACAGCATGGCGGGTAGCGCAAGCGCTTACACTCAAATCCTGAATAACCAAATCACCACCGCGACAAAGGAGGTGGGAGCCATCGCCAGCAAGGCACGGCCTTATCTGCAATATGTGGCCATCCTTGGTCAGGCTACCATCGGAATGGTCGCCATGTACACGTCCGTCCAAAAGGGAATAGCGTACGTAAAAGGTCTCTCTTCGGCCGAGGTAGTGCTGGCTAACCGAATCAATGCAACCACTCTGTACGGGAGGATGCAGGCTGTGGCCATGCGCATCCTGACTGTAACAACCGGAGCTACCACGGTGAGCGTAACGGCGCTTACGGTGGCTACTACGGCATTGTGTGCTGTTACCGGCGGCCTCCTGGTGGCAGGTATCGGCGCGCTGATTGGTGCGCTGTCCTCGTACTCTTCTTCCTCGGATGCCGCCGTTGAGGATATCGACCAAATGGCGAGCGCGACGGACGCGTACAAGGAAGCAGCCTCGCAAGCCAAGAGCGAGATAGAACTGGAGCGTGCAAAGCTGCAGGATTTAATCAAGTCCAAAAAAGACGCTACGGACGCTATCGCCCGACTGAACCAGCAATACGGTGAGGAGTTCGGCTTCCACAACACTGCCTCGGAGTGGTACGACACACTCACGGCCAAGAGCGAGGACTACTGCCGACAACTTGCCTATGAGGCGAAGGCCAAGGAACTCGCCAACAAGATAGGCAATACAGAAGTGGAATTGGACAAGGTCAGGAACCGGAAGAAAGAATTGGAAGACACCGGCCAGACAGGCCCGTCAAAGCTGCAAAAGAAGGTAAACGAGGATGGTATAATCACTCTCGAAAGGGTGGGATCGGACGAGTATGCCGAGCTTATACAGAAGGAGGGCGAACTTACCCAGCAGGCGGCAGACTGGAATACAGAACTGCAAAACTGTGTGGAGAGTGCAAGACAGGCGCGTGAGGCGCTGTCCTATGTCGGAGATGGCTCCACGCCGAAGGCCGATTGGAAGTCGATGAGCTACACCGACCTTTCCACTGCGGTAGAGAACCAGCGCGTCAAGGTGAAAGGGCTGGCCGGAACGTCCGATACTGCCAACGCCAAGAAGGAGAACGAGGAACTGAAACGCATGGAGGCCCGCAAGAAGGCCCTGGAGAAGCAGTACAACCTCTCCACCTCCTCGGGTAGCGAGTTCGACGGCAAGAGCCTTATCGCCAACGCCACCTCTTACCAAGCGCTCGGCAACAACGTCAAGTATTACCAGTCGCAGATTGAGAAGGCGGACCCCTCCGAGAAACAGCACATCGCCAACCTGATTAAGCAGCGCGACGAAGCGCAGAAGTCCCAGGACGCGGTAAAGCGACTCTATGAAGAGCTGGGCCGTCCTACCTCATTCGATTCCCTCGATGACTTCGATAAGGAGCTGACCTATCTGCAAAACCAGCGCTCCACCGCCTCGCAGGAGGAATTGGGCCAACTGGACGCTCAGATAAAGCGTGTGACCGACCTTAAAACGGCGTTCGAACAGGATTCTCACATCGGCCTCGATATGGATGCCGTGGACTCTATCCAGCAGGCAGAGACGGAACTGTCCTACTGGGAGCAGCGCATCAAGCAGGTGGGCGGTACCGAACGCGAGGAAGCGGTCAAGACCCGTGACGCCTGGAAGGAGAAGGTGCGCGTCCTGAACGAAGGAACCTCGATCCCCGTACCCGTGGCCGACCTCGGCAACCTGCAGCAGGCCTCGGATGCCATCAGCTATTACGAGCAGAGGTTGCAGCACGCCACCCAGACGGAAAGCATAGAGATCCAGAAACGGATCAATGAGTACAAGCGCTGGAAGAAGGAGCGAGAGGCAGTATTGAAAGACGCCTCGAAGCCGTCGGACATCAGCCAGCTGAACACCGTGGGCGACCTGGAGGAAGCCATGTCCTGGTATGCGGACAGCATGAAGACGCAGAGCGACGTGGAGATAGAAGCCACACAGCGCACCATCACCGCCCTGGAGAAGAAGCGGGATGCCCTCCAGCGTCTGGCTGCCATCCCCAAGATGCAGAGCGAGCTGGATGATCTGAGCGGACTGAGTGGCCGTAAACTGACCATCGAGTTGGAAATGATTGGCCTCGATTCCATCCGCGACAAGATTCACAGCCTGAAGAAACTGCTGGAGGATACCAAGAACCCGCTGGGCGATGACCAAAAGGAGGAGGTGCAAGACCAGATTTCCGCTTGGAAAAAATACGAGAAGCAGTTGAAGCGAAGCACCGTTAAGATAACGGACGTTTGGGGTGCCACAAAGGGTGTCGGAAATGGAATCGAAAGCATGACGGACGCTATCAAGGGGAGCGGAAATGCTTGGCAAAAGACTACCGGTATCATTGATGGAGCCATAGGCATATATGAATCAATAAGTCAGATCTGTCAGATAGTGGATACAGTGACTAAGGCGATGAGCCTTACCAAGGGAGAGGAAGCTGCCGCAACCACTACAGCAGCTGCCGCAACCGCAGCTGGCGCCGTTACAGAGACTACGGCTGCCACAGAAGAGGTGGCTGCTTCAAGTGAAGTGACGTCCGCAAAGATAGGCGAGGCGTCATCCAAAGTGTTTGCCGCGCACTCAAGTATTCCATGGGTGGGCATCGCGGTCGCAGGAGGTATGGTGGCTGCCATGCTGGGTATCATGCTCGGCTTGCCCAAGTTTGCCGACGGCGGAATCGCTTACGGTCCCACGCTGGGTATCTTCGGCGAGTACGCCAATGCATCGAACAATCCGGAGGTCGTGGCACCGCTCAACAAGTTGAGGAACCTGATTGAGCCGGATGCAGGTTACGGCGGAAAGGTGACTTTCAAGATAGAAGGCAGAACACTCGTAGGCGTCCTCCAAAAAGAGGAGCGCGTACGGGCAAGAACAAGATAAGGAGGGAATATGGAAATGTACACACTATATAAAGGTACGTTCTGCAGCGAGGACAATGTCCTCTACGACGTGGAGATAGAATGTAAGGACAGCAGCCTGGCGAAAGCGGGAGAGCTGCTCTTCTCCGCCGACACGCCCGTAGAAATCGAGTGGGCCGAGGTGGACAAGTTTGAACCGGTGCAAGGTTCCTCGATGACGCTGACGCTGGTCAGCGAAACCGACCGCAAGTACGTCGGCCTCTATACCATCGAGCCGGGCACCATCCGGGCCAACATCTACCGCGATGGCAAACTCTACTGGAGCGGCATGCTCGATCCGGAACTCTACGAGGAACCGTATTCCTACAAGACGAATTACACCGTGCAGTTCACGTTCTCCGACTTCGGTATCCTGGAGCGCCTGGAGTGGGAGAAGGAAGGGCTCTGCTCGATGGAGGATATCCTGACGGACTGCCTGGAGTCAACGGGCATCCAATATAACGAACTGAGGAAATACATCAGCGTGGGAACCTCTGCCTACGACGCCATCGACATGGGCAAGCTCTATTTGCTCTGCGATAACTTCTACGACGAGGACGGCACGCCGATGACCAAGCGCGAGGTGCTGGAAGCCATCCTGCAACCCTTTGCCTTGCGCCTTGTGCAGAAGGGCGGCGACCTCTTCCTCTTCGATCTGAACGCCATCTACGACGGATTGAGCGCCGAGGAGGTGTATTGGAAGAGCGATGATGCCGTGCTGGGCGCGGATGTGGTCTATAACGACGTGAAGCTGACTTACTCACCGTATGGCGACACTACGCTCATCGACGGCAGCCTGGACCATGACGACGTGCTCCCGGAGAAGACGACCGGTACACTGTGGAAGATGGATGCCGACTTCGACAACGCGGCAGACGGCTTCCGAATGTGCACAGGCACGCAGGATGGCCTACCGCTGACGCTGACGGGCGACGCCAACTTCTTCCGCATCGACACGGAGTACAGTGGTAGCGACGAGGCGGGTGTGGTACAAGGCTATAAAGGGAATACGGATGCCACCTTCAGGAAGGTGTACGGCAGTTTTCCGTCGGTACACCAGGATGGCGTCTATTCCTCTTCGCCCATCTTCGTCTGCAAGACCGGCTTCTTGGGTAATCCAAACTACAAGCGTACGGACTTCAACCTGAAGATCAAGTTGGACCTGCTCTTCGATGTGCGTTACAATCCCTTCGAGAGTGCAGGAAAGAAAAACGAGGACGATAACTATGAGCACCTGAACGACTGGTGCAATTTCGGCTATATCCCCTGTATGCTCCGCCTGAAGGACGCGGATGGCAACGTGCTCTATCACTACGAGAACAGTGCCATCATGGAGTCCGACAGCTATCGGCAGACGAAGGGAAAATGGGTGGCCGGCGATGGGGAATGGTGCTGCATGTATCTCTGTTACTACGACCGTAACAACCGCAAGAGCGCTTCGGGCTTCGGCGGATGGCAGGCCAACAAGCAGATTATCGGCTACTACCGCGACGGACTGCCCAAGAACTGGGAGGCACGGGGCGACGGCGAGTTCATCGCCCTCCCTCCCACGGGAGGCTGGCTGGAACTGACCATCGGAAGAGGCGTGCACCAATTTGACTACAAGCGTAAGGAGAAGAACATCTATGATATAGCCCGCTGGCTCATGTATAAGGACCCGTCCGTCACGCTCGTCAACAAGAACGGCACGGCAATCGAGTCGGAGGACATTGAACTGACGGCCTGGGTGAACCGCAACGCCAAGGAGGAATATGAAATTGACACGACGGTAGGCACATTGGGCAAGACGCCCAATCCTGCCGCGCGAGGCATCATCATGGACGCGAAAGGCTATGCGGTGAATGATTTTTGGAAGGCGGGGGTGAGCGACCGATTGGAGAAACTGCTTATCGGTTCTGTCTACAGCCAGTACGCCTCGCGTAAGACTACGCTGTCGGGCACCGTGCGCCTGCTGGATACGATGAACGTGCTGACAGACGCTTCTACGGAAGGAAAATTCGTGCTTCTGAGCGAGGTACAGGACCTGCAGCAGGAGACGAGTGAGATAACGATGGCGGAGTTTTCTGCCGATAATTACGAAGGAATAGAATATGAATAGCCATGTCAAAGAAAACGTATAACGTCATAGCTACCACGCGCACGGCGTTGCCTCGCAGCAAGCGCCTCAGGGAGCTGGGCGTCTCGGGGAATGTATCCTCGAGCGGCACGGTGTCCGTGAGCGGTGGCAGCACCTCTTCCGGCGACGGCCATTCACACGACAATAAGGCGCTGCTGGACTCGCTCTCGAACGACGATGATGGATACCTCTATCTCCGGCAAGTACGGAATGAGGAGGATGAGCCTTCCGTCGAGAAGGTGAAGGCTGGCTACGCGGATGTGGCGCACGACCTGGACAGTGAAAGCCCCGTAATGAACCGCTTCATCCGCAAGGACCAGGACGACCGCACGGACTACCAACTGGCCGTGGGCGGCACGCTGACGGCAGAGGCAGACCTGAACGTGGCAGGCAAGGCCTCAGTGGACGGAGATGCCGAAGTGGCGGGAACGGTCAAGGCCAATGGCGGCGCGGAGTTCGGTGAGTTCTACCGCTCGCTTTATGCGGGCAAGGGCGCCGGGGTGGACGCGGATGGCAATATGGAGGTGGAGAGTCTCCGTGTCAGATCCTACCTTGAGGTGATGGAACTCATCATCAACCGCCTGACCGTCATCGAGGGCGACCAGTTGCTCACGGAGGCGGACACCATCGAGAGCGTGGACGACCTTGGCGACGGCTGCTACGGCTTACACTTGAAGTCGAAACGTGAGGGGTACTTCACGGCACAGAAGGAAGGCAACGTGTTGAAGGGCATTATCAACTCGCTCAGCGCCGGCGGGGCCTATTATACCGCTTGGATGCGCGTCAACTCGGTGAACGCCGCTGGCAACTATATCGAGGTGACGGCCTATCCGGACGATGAGACGCCTGCAGGGAAGAACTATCCGCCCTCAGCGATGATGAACGTCGCACGTTGGGGCAGTCAGACCGACGAGACGCGGCAGAGCTGTCTCTACCTGTCGTCCACCGAGGGGCGTATCGTCAAGCTGGTAAATGTCACCAAGCCGATCCTGGAGGATGCGAACTATGGAATGGTGTTCGGAACGATACCCGAATGGCTTAAGAATGACGTTCGAATAGACCCGACACGCGATTACCTCTATGCGATGGGCGTCGTTTGCCAGAACTTCGTGCAGGTGGACTATAAGGGGGAACCGATACCCACCTATGTGGATTGCGGGCCTTTCGTATCCGGCACGAAATACCTCTGCCGGGATTACGATGAGAACGGGCGGTATGTGATTCACGATGTGTGGCACATGGGATGCAAATGGCGCTGCCAGAAGACGGGCACTACGGCCACGCCGGCCTGGAACTCCACGGACTGGGCAATGGTGGAAGGCAATCCGGAGTTCACGGTAGACTTTGCCGAGGAAGAGCAGCTGTATGATGCGGACAACTTTCACATGACGCTGACCATCGTGGCCAAACTCTACAACATGGACGTGACGGACGATATCCTCACGGACGACGTCGAATGGACGCGGTACTCCGAGGATGCGGAAGGCAATCCCCGCACAGCCAGCGACAACCTGTGGGCGCTCAACCATGCCGGCGCCGGCAAGGCCATCAGCCTGGACCTCGAGGACCTGGACGTGGCCACCTCCTCAGGATTCCCGAAGAAGGTGCGGTTCACGGCCACCGTCACCCTGCGCGATGGCGCGGAAACGACGCAAGCGGCCGTCAGCATGGAGACCATATAACCAAAGAATAATTTTATAAACAGATAGAGAAAATGATACTTCAAAAAGGAGCCGAAATCGACTATACGCCGCTAACGGTAAGCAGCACCATCATCGTGGACAGCACGGTGGGCGACGAGCAGGTCTACAACTCGTATATCGGGCAGTACATTCCCGACTACACGATTGTGCCTCTCATCCTCATGCCCATCGTGTCCATCATCGACGCGGACCACATCCTGCCGGACGGCAAGGTGAACGGATCGCTGACCAATATCACGTGGACGGAGGTGATTGGCACCACCTCCACGGTCATCACCAACGACTCGGCGGATTATGCCGTGGAGACGTCCGGCGCCTATGCGGGCCGCCTGCGCGTGATGAAGAACTTCGCTCCCGGCACGACGGCCACGCTGAAGTTCACGGCGGATTACGTGGACAGCCGCACGAACCAGGTACACAAAATCATGAAGAGCTACCTGGTGGCATGCAACGCTTCCTCGAAGAGCGTGCCGGTACTGTCGTTGGATACCGCCGACGGCCATCTCTACAATCCCCTGCGCGACCCCGACACGCTGATTGTCACGGCTTCGCTGCACGTAAATGGTGGCCTTTGTCCGGCGGCCTACCGTACCTTTGTCTGGGATATCTCGTGCGACGGAAAGTCCTTTGAAACCGTCGGCAGCAGCGACTTGCATTACTTCATCAAGGTGTCCGACGACACCACGCAGTGCACCATTAACCAGTCGCTCATGGGTTCCAAACTCATTTTGCGCTGCCGTGCGAAGTACAGCGAGGACGGCGATCCGGCAAGTGTGACCCTTACGGACGGATGCCCGGAGAAGATTGTGACCCTTACGCGCCGCATACCTGCCTTACAGACCGAGATTGTGGCGGCGTCGAACATTCCCGCAGGCGCCTCTGAGATGCAATACGACCTCTTGGTAAGCGATGCGAATGGAGTGATATCCGACTACCAGGGCGTGTTCCTGCCGGTTTGGTATGGCGACGCGCAGAACGCAGCTCGCACGGTGCAACCCAGCACACAGCGTGGCAACGGCTGCCCCTGCACGCTCGACACGTCGTTCGTCCACAAGACCTATGGCGCCGTAGTCGGCTGTGATTTCATCGACCGCGGTCCCTGGTGTGTACTCACCGATTCCGACGGAGCCATTATGACTGATTCCGATGGAGCTATTTTATTAATCCACTAAAATACAAAGAATATGATTGTAAATTATCACGCGAAGGCAAACAAGAAAGTATGGGAAGCGTTGGGCTTCCGTCCCCGAGACCGTTATCAGTGCCAGGATGGCAATTACATCCTTTGGCGCCGCGACCTCGACAAATTGGGTAGCATGCTCGGCATGACGATGGGCAACAGCATCCCACAGTATTACCACGACGTATGCGCTCAGATTGGCGCTGTGCTGCTCACCCTGCCCGAAGCGGCCGAGGAACAGCGCGGTGAGGTGGTGCGCACGCTCCCCCGCGCTCTTGCCGCACGCTTTGATGTGGGCGGTGAGTATCCCGAAGGTTATCAGCAGGAAGCGGAAGATATTGCCGAAGAGAACCAATCCAGCGATGAAGAAACAAAAGAGGACGTGGCTGAGGGTTCCGCTGAGAAAGAGGTGGAGAACGAGGTTGCTGCCGAGGAAGGAAAGGAGGATAATGTATGACAAAGACCGCAAACGCCAGAAACGTGCACTTCTCCAAGAAGTCCGGCACCTATATGACTTCCATCTACAGCAAGTACGGCGACTTGTGGCAGGAATATATCGGTGACGCCAACGAGAACGCGGAGATCACTCCCAACTGGACGGACTACGAGGACTCCAAGAAGCCTGTCCTGGAGTTTATATGCATGTCGTCCCGCACGGCTGTGGGTGAACTGTCGATTCTCGACTCGCAGATTACCTGGTACATGAACGATATCGCCATCACATTCTCGGGCGGTAAATCGACGGGCACGTTCGCGGGCCTCTTCGAGAAGACGGTATCCAATGGCCGCCAGGCACTGAAAATTATGAAGAACCTGGTGGTGGCGGCGGGCTTCTCGTCCATCACCATCAAGGCGGTGGCCACGATTATCGTGGGCAACAGCTCCGACCAACTGCAGGCCACTTGTCCCATCTCTGTCAGCCAGAAGAGCGGTAACAGTTATCGCGTCACCATCTCTTCGGGCGACGACTACAACTTCGTCCTGACGGCCAACAACAGCACTTGCAAGCTGGCCGCTAAAGTTTACTTCAACGGCGCACTCGACGAGACCTCGTCGTACGCCTATAAGTGGTATAAGTTGACGGGCACCGAATGGGAACAGATTACGGGCATTGCCTCCACGGCCAGCACGATAACGGTCAGCAAGGACGACGTCAACACATATGCCGAATACAAGGTGGAGGTGTACGCCAGCGACGGCACGGAACCGCTTGGCAGCGATACGCAGGGCGTTACAGATGTGACGGATCCCTACATGGTGGAGCCTTGCCCTACGCCGACCGACGAAACCATCGAGGAAGGCACTTCGGGCAGCGTGGTCTATGAACCAAAGATTGTGAACCGCAGCGGTGTGCGCGTGTCACCAACGCCTCTCTTCGACTTCCTGGCGCAGGACACTTACGGCAATTACTTGGGCTCCGCCTCCGGCGCGTCTAAGTTTGAAGTGACGGAAGCCATGTGTGCGGAAAGCGGAGGAGACGTAGTGGTTCTTATGACGTCGGAAGAATTCTAAACTAAGAAAGGAGGAGTCAACCATATGGTAAATTGTTCGATAGTCGCTTTCGTCCGATACCTAAAGAAGGGGAAGGACGGCGTCGATGGCAAAGATGGTGCCAATGGCATCGACGGCAAGGATGGTACCAATGGAAAGGACGGTGCCAATGGGAAAGACGGCGTTGATGGCAAGGATGGGGCGGACGGCGATGATGGCCGTGGCGTCTCGCAGGTAATCACCTATTACCAAGCCACTGACAGCGGTACCACGGCGCCCACAATTCCGGCTGCAACATCCGAACCATCTTCAGCATGGTCGACCTCGGTGCTGCTCCCGACAAAGGGTAAGCCGTACGTATGGAGCTATCAGCGCATCCAATACACAGCCGCCCCACTGTGGGAGAAGACGGACCCGTATGTCTGCGCGATGTATGCCTCTCCAGGAGCTAAAGGCGAACGTGGTGCCGCGTTCCGTGGTGTACCTGAGTGGGAGAACGTAGCCACAGGCTTTGATTTCAAGTCCGGAGGAGAGGGCGAGGAGTTCTACGACGTCGTGCACCATAACGGATATTACTGGCAGTGCGTGGTTTCCCATACCAAGACGGCCTCGAACTATCCGTCCAGCAACAGCTCGGACTCCGGCTCGAGTTATTGGAGGATTTACGAGGTTACGGACTTCACCGCCACGAGAAGCCTGATTACGGACGCCATCCACATGGTGGACGAGGACGGAAACATCCTCTTTGCGGCAGAAGGGGGAACGGTGGAATGTAATACGGGCAAGTTCAGAAACGTGCAAGTGCAGGGTGACGTCATTATCGGAGATTACGACGAGGAGACGGATACGCACGGGGAGCGCGTCGAAATCAGGCCTTCTTCCAAGGCGATCCGGATCTTCGATGCCTTCAATAACCAGGTTAACGAGCTCTCCGGCCAAACGCTGACGGCGAGCGACGCTTTGCCTGGATCGCGCACATCGTTTACACTTACGTCTGACGCCACGGTAGGCAGTACCGGGAAAAGCTACACGACGGCGGGAACGGACATTGTAAATCTTAGCAATGCCTTGTATATCGCCGAACGGTCTGTTATCCGCATCAATGCCCGCAGCCTCCAGGCATACGTGTCGTGGACAGGAAAAACAACTGCTTCCTCTACAATGGTACAGGTCCAGTTTTTCATTCGCGCTTACGCGTCAGCGAGTGCGTCGTCCTACGTAAAGTCTACGAGCGTCTTGGATACGCTGACAGCCACCTCCGGCCAAAGCGCCGAATCCTCAGGTTCGGCGGTATCCGGTTACGCGATGGGTAGATACACGAGTTTTATCACGGTGAAAGGCGGCTACTATTACCGCCTTGTGGCGGTCGTGTACCGCAATGCCGGTTCTTGTTCGTCGGCCTCCTACATAGGGCGCTGGTACATCAAGAACATGACTTATCTGCCCGACGATTACAAGAATACCTCTTACGCAGGCGGTATGGTAATCTCACGTGGTGCGGATAACTACATGGCTTTCGTCTCTGAAGATACATCGCTGCAGTGCCACATGGTGGGCGGAGGCGCAGGACTGAAGGCGGCGGACGGCGTTCTCTATACACGCCATAATGGCGCGGACGATTGGGCAAAAGCGCCGCAACTGTTGTATCACTGCGTGGTGAAGGCTACGAAAACGAGCGGAAAGTATTCCTACGCTCTTGATAGCAAGCCATACACCTTTGATGGGTCCTCCGTCAGTGACTTCAAGGTGGTCAAAAGCAGCGACGGCGTCGTATCGGTCAATATTCCGGAGGATGCGCCCTCGTTGGATTACTCCAACTGCGTGATCCACGCGATTGGCCTTCCTGGTTATGGGGATACATCCGCCGAGAAGACGTTGTTCGTTTCGCTGGGCTCAATAAGCAATGGACGTTCGCTGACATTCAACGTGTCGGATGACTCTTCTCTCAACGACGGCTCTTTCATGTTCGATGTTTGGTATTTTGGATAGAATGAATGATTCACACATGAGCCCACTTTAAAAAGTCCGGGCAAAGACTTGGTTTGTTAATACTAAGTTGAAATAAAAGTTCTTTGACATTATGATATCTTGTAAAAAAGTTGTATCTTTGTAGTATATATAATAGGTATACT